CGACGCCGGAGTCGACTTCCAGCATCTTCGCTACCTTGAGCAAGGCGCGTTCGATCCTGTCAGCCGCTACGGTCATCGCCCCGGTTGCCCTTCTCTCAGAAGGTGCCGTTGAGGCGGACGCGGACGCTCGCCGTGCCCGTGCCAGCGGCGGAGACGGCGGTGCCCACTTTCGTGTTGCCGCTCGCCGTCGTCGTCATGGCCCCGTCGCTCGCGCGCCAGTAGACGGCGGCCCCGACCGTGAAGTCGTCGGCGGCAACCTTGGGCATCTCGAAGACGCCTTCCGTCACCAGCACCAGCGGCTCGCCGATAGCGGCGTCGCCCGAGGCGATGCCAAAGAGGTTGCCCACCTTGACGCCCGCGCCCGAGGTCGCGGCGGCGGCGGCGGTCACGGTGATATTCTCACCGGGTTGAACGAAGTTCTTCATTGTCAGAGTCCTTTCGAGGTCTGGAAGATGATGCGGCGCGGGGGCTTGATGGCCCCCGCAAGCTCGGCTTCGAGGTCGGCGACGTAGCGTTCCAGGGCGGCGCGATTGGTCGGGCGGTATTCCACCTTCTCGCCGTTCTGGTCGGTCACGCTCACGGCCATGGTGCCCGTGAGAAGCTGGTGCAGCGCCTCACGGGCCTCGGACAGTCGCTCTTGCGTCGTCAGCGTCGCCACGATCACGAGCCTTCGTGGAGATACGCGCCGCGCCAGTCGAGCCAGCCCGCGCCGAAGTCGAGATAGGCCCGGAAGGACAGCCCGAGGGAATCCCACATCTCGCGCCGCTGGATTTGGACGCCTTCCGCCCCGGCGAGGTAGACGTAGCGGAGCGCCGCCAGCCGCGCAGGATCGGCGAAGATGTAGACGGCATCCCCTTCGAGGCGGGGTTCCACCAGGAGCGTGAGCTTGCTCGCCGCGACGTTAACTTCGTCGGATTTCGTCGGGTAGGTCTCGGCGAGGATTTGTTCGGCAAGGGTTTCGATCTCAGGCCCCACCACCATGAAGCGCGGAGCCGCGCCCACGATGGTCTTGCCGTCCGTTCCCTTCGCCGTCCGCATGGCTTGGCGGGCGGCGGTGAACACGTCAACACCAGTGGAGCCGATGGCCCCCGCCGCGCCGCCGCCCGCGTTCCCGAGGTTGCCCCGGCTCGCGTCGAAGACGGGGGTGCCGTCGCTCAGGTTCGGGTTGCCGGTGATGATGGCCAGCATCAACGCCGCTTCGGTCTGCGCCGCCGCCTCGCCGAAGGCCCGCGTCGTGTCGCCGAGAAGGTTGAGGTCATCGTTGACGATCAGGTTGCGGGACACGTCGAGCCGCCGCCCGTAGGTCTTGGCCTTGATCGTCTCCCCCTCTTCGCCGCGCGAGGTCGCGGTAAACTCGCCGTTCTCGGCAAGCTCTTCGAGTTGCCCCATCTCGCCGAGACGAATGGCGGTGCTCGCCTTGAAGTCGCGGACGGTTTGCTTGCGGAAGAGCGCCTTCACCGGGGATTCCGCCGCCTGATAGGACTGCATCGCCGTCTTGTTCATCGCGTCCATGACGGTGAGCGGGAAGTCGGAGACGGTGTGGGCGGCGGAGCGGTGGAGGATTTCGTCACGGCTCATGCCGCGAGTCGAGACGCCCGCCCGCTCAACACTGGCGCGGGCCATGTCGAGAAGACTCGTGTCGGCAAACTCGCGCGACGCCTCGGGCAACTTGTCGAGCCCGCCCATGCGATAGGCGAGCGCGTCGGCCTGCCGGGTGCGGATTGTCGCCGGATCGTCAGCCCCGCCGCCGTGAACGCGGATGACGGGTTGCGAGCGCCGCCGGGACTGTTGGGCATCCCAAGCCGCCGCTTTCGCGGCGTCCAGGTCCGCGCCGGAGTCGATCAGGGCGTCGGCCTCTTCCGGGGGCAGGTTGGCATTGCGGAAGAGCGCGCGAATGTCGCTCCGCCGCTGGAGTTCCGCCGCCTCGGGCGAAACGGTTTCGGGCATCGTGTCGGGCATGTCAGAGGTCCTTTTGTTGCTTCGGGTGCCGGTGTTGGGGTCAGCCGGATTCGGGGTCAGGGAGGCTTCGCGCATGGTCCAGCGGGTGGCCGTCCGGGTGCGCCGCCCTTGGGCATCGGTGCCGTCGCGCCACTCGCCGACGACGTAGCCAATGGAGACGCCGCGAAGCGTTCCGTCCTTCACGCGGGCCATGATCGGGGCCACATCGTCGGCTTGGCTCAGGCGGAGCCGGGCAATCGCTTCGCCGCCTTCTACCCGCACAGACTCGACGATGCCCACCACGTCGCGGGCACTCCCGAGACGGTGATTGTCCACCAGCGGGACGCCTTGAGCGCGGGCAAGGTCCAGCCCGGTGAGCGACAGGACTTCGAGAAAGCCGCCTTGACGGTCGCGCCGGGCGACGGGGGTTTCGGTGGCGATGACGGCTTCAAAGGTGAGCGTCGCGTCATCCCATGACGCCGGGCGCGCGGGCATGGAACGGCGGAACGTCTCCGCGTCCTGCCAAGCCGGGGGCACGGGATTCGCCGTCTCGGGGCCACGCGCGGCGGGCGGGCCGTCATACTTGCTGGTAGGGTCAGCCATTTGTCGGGGCATTGGAATCTCCGGTGAAAGTGAGCCCGAGGGCGCGTTCGCGTTCGCGGTCTGCGGCAATCTCGGCGTCGAGCGCGGCGACGTTCCACCCGAGGGCGGCGACGGCTTGGCGGCGGGACGTGAGGCCCAGGGCGAGCAATTCGCGGACGGCTTCCGCGTCCTTGGCCGGATCAACCTGCATGGGCCTCGGGGGAAGCCATTCAGCCTTTAGCGCCGGGGCGAGGTCGGGCACGTCGAGCCGCCCGGCGAGATAGGCGTCGGTCACGACGCGCCGGAAGATCGGGTCCAGGAATTGCGGAATGAGGGTGTGGTAGACGTATTGCTCCACCCGCGCGCGGAAGGGCAGAAGCCCGGCGCGGAGCGAGCTATAGTTCGCGTTGCTCAAGTCGCCGTCGAGAAGATGCGTCGGAACGCCAAGCCCCGCCGCAATCTCGCGCCGCATGATCTTGAGAAATTCCGGGGCGTCGTCGGCAGACTCGGGGAACGCGGTGCGAATGTCTTCGCCAAGCCCGAGGCGATACATCGCGCCCGGCTCTAGCCCCTCTTCCCCGATTCCGGTCGCGCCCTCATAGACGCCCCCGGCGGAGCCGTTCACGTCCACGATGAAACCGACGTGCATCGCGGAAACCTTCAGCTTCACGAGAAGCGCGTCGGACGCTTGGTCGTATTCGTTGAGCTTGAGCAAGATCGGGGCGAGCGCAGAGACGCCGCGCACCTGTCCCGGCCCGAGGGGGCGGAAGATATGCAACATGTCGTCGGCAGGAACGCGAATCCGCTCGGCGGCAGACGGGTAAAGGTCGGTCGGGCGCGTCGGGCGAACGTGATAGGCCACCCGTTCCCCGAACGCGGAAAACTCTATTCCGTTGACGATGTAGCCCCCGCCCGACAATTCGGTCGTGTGGGACTCGTCCACCCATTCCGCCGGGATTTGCCGGATCACGGCTCGCCCGTCGCGCTCTTCCATGATGGCGAACGCTTCGCCGTCCACATGCTCGGCAAGCACCATTGCCGCCGTGATGCCCCGAAGATCGGTGCGACGCTCGGCGTCGATACCGGCGAAGGCGTCGAGCGCCAGGGCGTCGATTGCCTCCCGCGCCGCCGGGTCAGGGTGCGCCGAATTGGCTTCGATTCCGGCCCCAACCGTCTCGGCGACAATCGCGCCGATGGCGTTTCGGATAAGCCCGTTGTTGGCATAGGCATGGCGAGCGCGGGCGCGGATGGTCGGAGCCGCCGCCGAAGTCTCGGGGCCGTGCGGGCCGTAGAAGGTCGCGCCCCCGAAACGCCGCCCCGTCGCGGCCTCAAAGGACCGACGAAGGGCGGGCTCGGCGGTGCGCCGAAACGGTTTCGCGAGGCGCGACCAAACCGACATCACACGCCCCCGGAGAGGAAGGGCGCAATGAGGTCGGAGACGGGCAGGACGATGGACGCGCGGGGCTCATGGCCCGCCGCCCGCGTCTCGGCGCGGACGCGACGCGCGGCTCGGGCGAGGTCGGTATCGGCCTCGGGCTCCGAGACGCGGAAGGCCCACGAAAGGCCGCTCACGCCCGTGCGGTGGCGAAGCTCGGCGGTGAGCGTGACGGCCTCGCCCGCCTGCACCCGCGCGACGATGGAGTCTAGCCGCGACGGGGGCGTGAAGGTTTCGCCCACGGGATGCTCGGCGGCGGGGTCAACGGGACGCTCGGCGAGCCAGCGAGCGAGAAGGACGGGCATGTCCCGATTGCGGGACACTTCATAGGCGGTGAAGACAATCCGCGCGCCAGCGCAGGCGGTGCGGGAATAGGCCCCGACGTTGCCCGATTCCGGCGGGAGGTCGGGCGACACGGCCCCGTTGTCGCGCAGGGTGCGGAAGCGATTGAAATAGGCGCGACGGCCCTCTTTGTCGTCGATTCCGTCAAGATCGGCGGCGAGGTCGGCTTGCTCGCGAAGGCTCAGGGTGTTGGACATGTGCGGCTCCCGGCTGGCATTCAACAAGCCGAGTCTTACGACATTTGGACCGCGCGCACAACGTAACGGTAGGGGTCGCTTGGTCA